CAGTTTTTCTTATGTATTGTACAGAATAAAACTTACCAACGTAATCTCTCATCTCATTTGCCAACGCTAGTCTTTCTCTTGCAAGTTCAGCGTTTTTAAGTTCAGCAAAGTGTCCATCTTGTATGAAGTCATACTGTATACAATCTTTGACTACGTGCCAGTCTTGTTCGCTAATAATACCTTTTAACACTAACTGTGTTCTCATAATATCATTAAACAATTCTGTAAACTTCTTTCTTAACCTTTGAACAAATTTAGTAAATTTTAATTCATCTCTAGTAATTTCTGAGGCTCGCCCCATGTTAAATCCTTGAGAAGCTTCTAATCTACCAACAGGAACATTTAGAGAACGATATAGTTTCGCTCTAAAATATTCAACATCAGTCATCTCACCTAGGTTTTGTCCACCAGGTAAAGTTGTTATGTCAGTGCCTCTTCCACCTTCTCTACTTGGTAACCAAAAGTCTTCAAGCATTGACATGTAATTTCGATCATCTCTGATCTCACCTGTGTTGGCGTCATATACTAATTTATTTCTGTATCTCGCCATTACGTCTCTTAAATATTGTTCGGCTTTTACTTTAGGTAAATTACCAACGTCTATTTTAAAGATACGTCTTTCAGGTGCTCTTGCTATTCTATAAATGACCACTGCGTCTTCAATCATACGCAATTGGTTTGTAGGTTTAATTGCTTTGTGTAAGTATGATAAGACCATGTTCTTGTTTTGATCTATTTGACCAGACGCACAGAATGCAACTGTATCAGGCGCTATCTTAATACCACCAGTACCGGTAGTTCCTGATATACCTCTATCATTGTATAAAAAGTATTCAATATATTCATCAATAACAGCCATACTATTCATAGCAGATGGACTAGGAACATCAGGTCTTTTCTTTCTGACTTCTCTAATCTTTTTAATTTTTCTAGGATCAATATATTTTAATTCAACGATACCCGCTTTAGGGTTATCTCTATCAATAATTTTTTGATAGTATACACGACCATCAACGTACCATCTTCTAAAGATGTCGTGGCCTTTTGTATTGAAGTTCATTAATCTTAAAACTTCTTGGAATTCGTCTTCTATTTTTCTTTGGATATCTCTCCCGTAAGGTAGATCATTAAAGATAACTCTCACGGCGTCTTTCAATTCATTCGCAACAATTGCTTCATTAACGATATCTTCAATCGCCATATCACACTCTGGGTGTTGGGCGATCTCTCTATATCTACGAATTAAGTCCTGCTCTGTCTTCGCAGTACCTTCCATGTCCAAATAAGAACCAAAGTGACCTCCTGCTGCTACGGTTTGTGTTCCGTCATCAGCCTGTGAGGTTGTAAAACTTTGTTTTGGGTCTGCTTTCTTTGTTAGCTTTGTAATACTAAAGCCAAATAGTTCTGCCATAATCTAATATCTCCTTTTCATTATATACTTATAAGGGCGCTTAGAGCGCCCCTATATTTCAATTTGTTAGGTTGTCGTATTGCTTTCAAAATACTGATATGAAAACGTTACGTCAAAGGTTTCAATAGCATCAGTAGTTTCGTAGTCTAATGGAATCCCACCAACTGAAGTAGGGAAAGCCCCTCTCAGTGTATAAGATTTTATAGTATTACCGTTTCTATCTAAATGATCTAGGAACGCATCAACCTGATAGTCAACTGGGTTAGTTAAACCTTCGTTGTCAGTCATGTTATTGATACCGTTCTGCCATCTTTCAAAAGCATTCTTTACTTTGAAATTTGTATCATTGTAAACAGTTACAGTCCACGCATCTATTGTTCTATCTCCAGCAATCTTTATATCTCTACCTCTGAACTTTACGTCTATTGACCCAACGGTCATAGCTGGTAAAGCTGTAGATTTACATAAGAAAGCCATATCTTCTATTTCGCCACCAACACTTGCATAGCCAGGAAAAGGTAAAGTTACCTTAAACTGATTGGCTCTAGCGCCACCGCCTGCAAGTTTAGCTTTGAAGTCATTAATGTTTGCCATTTTTTATTTCTCCTCTACTAACCTGCTACTTCGTCAAACGAAACGCCGGTTCTTGTTGCGACAAAAGATAATGTGATAAAGTTGATACTTCTAGCTGGTTTAATAAATATCTCAGCTATAAATTCATTTCTATCAATTACTTCGCCTGTGTTGTTAGTTTCATCACATACTACTTGGAAGTCTGTGATACCTCTTCTGCCTTGTACTTCTCTTAGGAAAGGCTCAACGATATTTCTAAAGTTCGCTCTTGTGAATTCATCATTGAACTCAAACAATTGAAATTTAGAAGCAGTTGAAATTGCCTTCTCTAATACAATAAACAATCTTCTTACGTTTATTCTATCAAAAGCACTTGGAGTTGTTAGACCTGTCTTATCGCCAAACAAGATTGTACCTTGACCTGGGAACGTAGCAACTGGGTTGATACGTGCTGGGTAAAGTTGATCTCTTTGAGCTTTAGTAGGGTTGAACGCTAATTTAACAGCGCCTCTAACAATACCTCTGTTGAATCCAGCTGGTGAAAACCAACTATCAGCAACAGTATCTGTTCTCGCAGAAAGACCTGCCATATCACCGTTCAATGGAACAAATCTGTATATGTCAGCATATCTGTCATATTGGTATTTGTATCCACTATCAAAAACAACATATGAAGACGATCTGATTGCATTGAAGAATCCGATTACGTTTGACATTTGTGTGTTTGAGTTAGTGATATTAACTACATCTGATCTTTGTGGTGAAGCAAATACAACAGCGTCTTTTCTAGTCTCTGCAATAGTGATTAGATTATCAACGTGTGTTGAACTTGAAGAAGGTCCAGCCATAATTAAACCAACATCAACTGTTTCAGCATCTTGGAATTTCTCGTATGCTGTTTTTAGTTGACCATCAGTTACTGCTGATCCTACTGCTCCGCCTGTTAAAGATTCAAGTGTAGGGACATTTACTGCTGTGAAAGTTATTCCAGTAGCAGCTGATCCCCAATTAGTACCTGCAGAGTTGTGGTCCATCCAAAAAATCTGTGAAGATTTATTGAATATTACATCTGCGTAATAATTGTTATCGCCTTGTGGAGTTTTTGCGTCACTTGCTTTTGACATATTAGAAAAAGCTTCTATAACTCTTCCTGGTTCGCCAGAAACAACGCCATCTTCATCAACGACTACTACATGGATCTCATCACCTGAACCGCCTCTATCGGCTGTCCAAGCTGTAGTTCCAGGAGCTCTATCTACTGAATCGTAATATCTCCATCTTCTTTTTATTTTACTATTATCTACTAACGCTCTCTTTAAGCCGCCAGCACCTCTAGGGTGTTGAACGAACTGTAAAGTTTCGCCTGAAGCAGCAATAGCTGTTACTCTGTAAAAGTCTCCGTCATCATAATCGTCTGTACTTGCTGTTGTAGAAAACTGAATAATATCTCCAACATTAAATACGTCTGATTCGTCAGTTGTAACAATAGTATCTCCTACTGCTATACTTGAGTCATCAACTAATGAAGTTGAGATTGATTCGTAAGCTGTTGCAGATGGACAAGTTGATACTTGTAAACTGTTTCCATGTGCGCCAGCAGTTCTAGCAGCAAAAGATCCGACTGATCCTTGACCTGTAGAGTAGTTATTTTCGTAATCCTCAGTATTTTTTATTAAAACACCTGTTCCAGATGTTGAAGCATTTAATACTGAAGTATTTTGGGCTCGTACTACACGCAAAGCATTACTATATTGTAAGAAGTTAGCCGCTGTGAAAAAGTGCTCAAAGTTTGTTGAGTCAGGTTTTCCAAACGTATCTACTAATTCTTGTTCACTAGAGATTGAAACAATCTCATCAATTGGACCTTTACTAAATTGTCCTGCGACTGCACCAATTGAAGTTGATACTGCTGGGATAATGTTAGTTAAGTCTCTTTCTTGTACGAGAACACCGGGTGATACTTGAAATGCCATAGGTTAATTCTCCTGTTTAAATTTAAATTTATCAAAATTCGTAAGTTTTCTTACGTCCATAGTCAAACATTTTATCATTGTAGATATTTATAATAGTCTTAATTTACGGTTATTGACCTTTTCGTACAACAGGGTACCATCTAGTCCCATATTCATCTATGGAATCTTCATTTGTGATTTCATCAATTCCATTATCTACAAATCCGAATGGGGCCATGTCTTGTTCTAATAGTTTCTGTTGTTCTTCATACATCTGGTTTCTGATGTTTGAGTCTGATAATTCTTTAAAGTAGGGTTGATTAGATAACCACCCAAATATAACTAGACACATAATCAAGTCATCATTACACCCCTCTTCTGCCTGCCATGAGTTACCTCTACGTGAAAAAGTGGACATTTCTTCGATTATGTTAAAGTCATTGACTAATATCTTGTCACCCTCTATAAGCGTCTTAAAATTCGCACAACCTACCTTTTTTATCTGCTTTGTCATTCTTACCCCTAGTGATGTACCTCTACCTGAGAACATTGCTCCAAGTATTTGACCCGCCCTACCCTTTTGAGTAGTCATCAATATATTAGGATATTCTAACTCATAATGCATCGCCTCTGATATAGATTGACCTAAGTCATTGACTTCAACTAATACATGTGCTTCATTATACGCCTTACAAGTTTGAGCAACTACGTTAGGAAATACGAATGGTTTGATTTCATTATTTTTGTAAGTCGCAACTATTTCATATAATATCTTACCACTATCTGATTTAGTTACGTCCACTATAATAAAGGCAGAATAATCTTTACCTGTACCTCTGGCTACATCAACACACGCAACATACAATCTATCTTTTTCAGGTCTCTTAAACATTCTCAAACCACCTTTAGATTGTATTGCATCTATATA